ATCTAACTGACGAATCAGTATCTTCAGATTCTGGACTTCTATGTCTCGTTTGACCTAGATGACACTTTCAAAGAAACTATTCGTTCGCGTCACCGTGATTCGTTCTCGTATGATTCGTTCTCAGAGGGCGAGAAGCAACGTATCGATCTGGCGTTACTATTTACTTGGCGTATGATCGCTAAGATGAAGAACAGTGTTGCCACTAATCTGCTGATACTAGATGAGACTTTTGATTCATCTCTTGATGCTGATGGTGTGGATAACCTGACCAAGATAATTGATAGTATGGATGGTGATTCTAGCATCTTTGTTATCAGTCATAAAGGAGCAATCCTGGAGCAATACTTTGATTCGAAGATCGAATTCATTAAAGAGAAAAACTTTAGTAAAGTCGCTTGACTTCCCTAGAGACCTATGTTATAATACACCCATAAACAAACAAACTGAGATATATTATGGAATTAACTGAAAAGACAATGCAAGTTCTCAAGAACTATGCTACCATCAATCCAAACATTGTGATCACTGAAGGCAATGTAATCAAGACTGTATCAGAAGCAAAGAACGTTCTAAGTTCTGTTGAACTAGATGTATCGTTTCCTCAGACATTTGGTATCTATGAACTAAGCGAGTTCCTAAGTGTACTATCTCTGGTAGATTCACCTCGACTCAAGTTCGAAGACACTTATGTTCTTGTAACAGATAGTGCTGGACGCTCACGTATCAAGTACTTCTACTCTGATATTGATATGCTGACTACTCCTTCGAAAGACATCATTATGCCCGAGACTGAAGTTAAGTTTACACTAGATAGTGCCACTCTATCCAGTATCAAACGTGCGGCATCTGTTCTTGGTCATACTGAAATGTCAGTGTCCGCATCTGATGGTGTTGTATCATTGTCTGTGATCGATAACAATGATCGTACATCAAATGTATATTCTATTGATGTTGATGGAACGTTTAGCGAAGAGAAGTTTAACTTTATCTTTAACATCTCTAATCTCAAGATGATTGATGGTGATTATGAAGTTGGTATTTCTAAGAAATTAATCTCACATTTTGTGAACAAAGAGAATGGCATCGAATACTGGTGCGCCCTCGAAAAATCTAGTACTTACGGAGAATAGTAATGAGTAATAATGCAGAAATGACAGACCTGGCAAATCGTATTACACGATCAACTGTAGCAGTAATCGACACAGTTGCTGCCCGAGGTGGATTTAAAGGTGAAGAACTAGCAACTATTGGACAGTTGCGTGATCAGTGCATTGCATTGATTCAGATTGTAGAGGACGCTCAGGCGCAAGCAGTAGAGTAAACAATGCTTGACTTTTGGTCTTGTCTGCTGTATAATTACGTATAGTAGACAAGACATTTTTTATATTATGAGGCACATATGAGCAAAGACTTTTTATGGGTAGAGAAGTATCGCCCACAAACAATTAAAGACACCATCCTTCCTAAAAAACTAAAAGACGTATTCCTTAAAATCGTAGAAGGCGGCGAGATGCCCAATATGCTTTTTACTGGTACTGCTGGTCTTGGTAAAACAACTGTAGCAAAAGCACTATGTAAAGAACTAGACTATGATTGTATTGTGGTCAACTGTTCTGAAGATGGTAACATCGATACACTTCGCGGCAAGATTAGACGCTTCGCATCTTCGGTATCTCTTGGTGGTGACATTAAGGTTGTTATACTTGATGAAGCAGATTATCTTAATGCCCAATCAACTCAACCCGCACTACGTGGTTTCATCGAAGAGTTTGCGGACAACTGTAGATTTATCTTAACTTGCAACTTCAAGAATCGTATCATCGAACCTATCCATTCTCGCTGTGGTGTATATGAATTCAATACATCTAAGAAAGACATGGGTCAATTGTGTGGTCAGTTCATGGAACGACTCAAGACAATTCTTGATACCGAAGGTGTTACGTACAGTGATAAACTGATTGCTAACATGATTATGAAACACGCCCCAGATTGGAGACGTGTGATTAATGAATGTCAACGCTACTCAATGGGTGGTCAACTTGACTCTATTGCTATCGATAGTACTGATAGTGAAGTCGATCAACTCTTCGCCGCGCTGAAAGCAAAAGACTTTAAGAAGATGCGCTCTTGGGTTGTTAATAATGTTGATGTAGATACCTCAACTATCTTCCGATCACTGTATGATAAGATGTTTGATCGAGTTGATCCCTCTTCTATTCCTCAGTTAGTATTAATTCTTGCTGACTATCAATATAAGGCGGCATTTGTTGCTGACCATGAGTTAAACATTGTTGCTTGTATGACTGAAGTAATGGCAAATGTGGAGATGATCTAATGATTAACATATATGATTATGAAACATTAGGCACTGACTTGAACACTGCTCCTGTAGTGAACGTGGCGGCAATGACAGTTGACGAAGATATGTTTCTTTCTGATACTCCATACTCTTATATGGACTTAGTTGGTCTTGCTAAGATAATGAAGTTTGATGTTAAAGAGCAGGTCGAGAAGTACGGACGTATTGTAGATAAGAATACACTCGCGTGGTGGCAGAAGCAAGGAGAAGCGGCAATGTCGCAACTCAAACCTCTGTCAACAGATGTATCAATCACAGAACTGCCAGCGTTTCTTCGTGCAACAATGACACCTGGTCAATTAGTTTATACGCGAGGCAACACTTTCGATCCTGTTCTCACTACATCTATATGCAATCTACTAGACGCATCAGAACCCTACAGATTCTGGGATGTTCGTGACACACGTACTATGATCGAAGGTATCGCAATTGGTCATGGTATTAATATCAATAACTCATTCGTACCCAAGGGCGTTAATGATGGCGACTTCATTGCTCACAACCCTGCACACGATATCGCTATGGACATTTTCAGAATACAGCAATTGCTAAGAGGCGTATTCTACAATGAACCTTTCTAGTATGAAACTATAATCATGGCAATTACACCTGATAATATATTATACTTGCCCGAAGGTATCGATCTAAGAATATGTCCTAAGAATGGTTTCACCTCTATAAAGGGATTTCATCAACAAGTGTTGAGAGTTGTGTCACCACAGAATACTATGGCACAAGAACAATACCAGTTCAAACACGTTAGAGGTGGTCCATCATCTTGGAGACAACTTCAAGTGTTGAAATATGGCAATCAATTTGATATTCCTTTTAGATTTGATAGCGTACGATTTGCAATCAAGCGTGATCCTATAGAGAGATTCAAATCTGCTGTTGAAATGCTTCAGTTGCAGGCGCATAGTAACTATGCAACGCCCGAAGATGTGCCTCTGATCAACAAAGATTATGATAGATATAGTAGTGTGAAATTATTACTTGATGATCTCTATGGTGGCAAAGTTCTCAATCAGCATTTCTGGACTCAGACTTTGTATATGGGTATACCGAAAGATTATGATTATGTTTATGATTTAGAAAATATTGAAGAATTTTATAAACATGTTCTTTCATTTTATGGTATTGACTATGATCGAAAAGTATGGTATACTCATAGAAACATTTCAAACAACTCTGATCCTATTCACTCAGAAATATTGTTTGATGAGATTAATCTGAGTAAACAACGCAGACAAAACATATCGTATATGGAACATTATGAAGTATATGATAAAGAAGACTTGATTACTTCTCATATGACAGCAAGTGATTATGCTAGAGTGAAGAAGTTATATAAAATTGATTATGATAATGGATGGTATTGATGAACCCTTTTGATTATGTGATGGCGATTAATCTAAGTAAGAAAGACCTGATGGTAGATGACCTGACTGAGAAGGGTTATGCTCCATATATGGTAAATAGATCCCTTTCTTACTTCCCTGACACGGTTGCTGTTGCTAATGCCATGAATCAGCACTGGGCAATTGACAAAAAACTACAATTTCATTTTTTGCTAAATATAGTTAGAAAGAGGAAGCGGTTCTCTAAATGGGATAAAGCGACCAAATCTGATGACGTGGATGCAGTTAAAGAGTATTATGGTTATAGCAACGAGAAGGCAAAGTCTGCTCTTAAACTCCTCACCCCCGACCAAATAGCAAGTATTAGAAAAAGGATCTATAAAGGTGGAAGGAATTAAATTATGGACATCGTCCGATATGTTAGAGGTGATTCTTCAAGAACCCGACGACTTTTTAAAAGTGCGCGAGACACTGACCCGAATGGGTGTCGCATCTCGCAAAGAAAATAAACTGTTTCAGTCTTGTCATATACTACACAAACAAGGCAGGTACTTCATCGTTCACTTCAAAGAACTGTTTCTACTAGATGGAAAGAAGTCTAATTTAGAAGAGATGGATCTACTACGAAGAAATAGTATTGCTCAGTTGTTAGCAGATTGGGGTTTAGTAAGCATTGTCGATAAAGAGATGGTTGCTGAATGCGCACCGCTAAGACAGATCAAGATTATATCGCACAAAGAAAAGAGTGAATGGGAGTTATGTCCCAAGTATAATATAGGTAACAAGTGACAGTAGAAGAACATATACACAGGATGGAAGAACTCTTCGGAGAACTTCCTAATCCTGATCACAGTCCAATACAGTTTCAATACTATGTTGATCTGTACAAGTTTTATACGAAACAGGGTTACTGTTAGTATAAATAAGCGCGTAGATGCGGATGGTCCGGTCTACATTTTTATCTTGCTTTTAATTAAGGAGAAGCACTATGACGAACGCAACGAGTATCAAAGTACCCAGTCTATATCCACGAGCATCATTTGTGGGTTTTGACCACCTGTTTAACGAACTAGATTTTGTAACTAGAAATGCTAAGGACACTTACCCTCCACATAATGTTGTGAAAATCAACGAGTTCGATTATGTGATAGAGATAGCAGTCGCGGGTTTCGAGATGGATGATTTAGTTATCGAGCAGGACGAAAGAACTTTGAATATAGCAGGCAATCAACAAAAAGTGGATGCGCCTGTTGAGTACCTTCACAAAGGTATTTCCACTAAGAAGTTTCAACGAACTTTTCGACTTTCTGAGTATGTAGAAGTAGTAGGAGCGACTCTGGACAAAGGAATCCTTGTAGTTAATCTAAAGGTCGAATTGCCCGCAGAGAAGCGTCCACGTAAAATTAAGATCAATTAATAAAATTAATCGTATAA